GGGCCTGTTTCTCCTGTGTCTCCAGTGGCGCCTGTTTCTCCTGTGTCTCCAGTGGGGCCTGTTTCTCCTGTGTCTCCCGTATCCCCGGTAGGACCTCCTGCCGGGCCTGTATCACCCGTAGCTCCAGTAGAACCTGTAGCACCTATAGTACCAATAGTACCCGTGGCTCCAGTAGCTCCAGTAGCTCCCGTGGCTCCAGTAGCACCTGTAGCACCCGAACCTCCACCAGACCCAATATATGGAAGAAGACTCCACCGAGTAACTCCATCACCAACCTTAAGGCGATAGGTATCTATTTCGACTCCCGGCTCACCGGCTTTCAAAACTGGGTCTTGCGAATTTGTCCACCCAGCCTGCGTATCTCTACGAAGTTGAAACTTTATTGCACTAACACCACACGGCATTCGGTTTATTAACTACCGCATACAAGTGTTCTTGAACTTCCTCCATCGTACGGCATACCATTTGGCACGGTCCCATCTGCAACAACACATACTTCATCTGCCCCAGCCATTCCATCGAAGACGGTATCTGGAGGTGCGTCGCACTGATTACAAACAAGTGTCCTGGAATTACCACCATCGTATACCGCCCCCTGGAGATTACCATCATAAATATCACATATTTCACTCCCAGAAAGTTGACCATCGAGTATATCTGGACAGGGCTTTGGAGGGCAGGGGCAATCAGATGTTATCATATACGCCTCTAGATACCCGCTTGTCGAACCGGTTGTATGTGTTGTCTCCTTTATAGGACGATACCCGCCACGATGGACCGCTGCAATAGCGCTTCTGCGCACCGATTGTATTATCATGGAAGCATCGCGATTCCCATTTGATTTGAGAGAGTTTGTGGTTCCAAGTTGATGATTCCAAGGAGTCAATTCTTTCTGTGTAACTTCCGGAGTTGATCTTGTTATCAAATATATGGAACCAACTAGGAACACAATTCCCAGAATATTACCGAGCATTGTCTAAACACTTTGAATAAACTCCCACTTCAGATAGTCGCATATTTTCTTCCAAATCTGGTCATGGGCTATTAGCCGATCCCGAGATTTCAACAATGGAAAATACACCTTGTACTCGTCCAAATCAAGGAGCTCGAAGAACTTAAACAGGATGTAGCTGTATGACAGAAAGTTTGTCCTATCATTCGGACAGTATAACAGAAACGGGGCTTGGATTTCTTGGAACATGGTCCTGATCTTTTCTTCGATTTCGGGAGTAATGGTTGGCGGGGGGTTCCCATTGAGTCGGGAGAGGATATGAGCCGCATGCTCATAGTACTTGCTTCTTCCCAGCTTTTTAAGGATTTCCCTAGCATCCTTTTCATTCAAATCGGCTACATTGGAAATACGACGTTTCCTGATCTCCAGAATCACCTCATTCATAATCTCATCTGGAATGATGGTACTCTCCTTTGCTTGAAACTGGTTCAGAATCTCATTGAGATGGTTGATCTTCTTGTAGGCATAGTTGTTGCGCTCTTTTGGAGGATCGCGAAACGATGGTAGATCGCTTACAATCATCGCATACTCTTCTGACCCGCAGCGAGGGCAGACAAGGATTCCTTCTGTTGGCAATTCCTCACGAGCAACGTTGCATTCATGGCAGTGCTCGGTCATCAGCTGAACAACATCGGCACCGCTAGAGACCTTCATTCGTTGCAAAAACTCGTCAAGGAGCCCTTTACGCGATACACCTGCTTCGGAGTTCATAGACAGAAACTTAGTAAATGTGTTCTCATTTGAGGTCTGAACAACTGGAGTAATCGACTCCACTCCTCCGTAGTAGCTCAGCATGAGATCCAGATTCTTCATGTAGTATTCCTTAATCTGATCAGTTGAATCAGCGCGTCCTTCAAGTTCACGCAACGACTGTTCGCACTTTGAACGCTCCACGATAGATATGACATCGCTTGACTGCTGAAGTTTCTCAATTACTATCTTGAGATCCGACTGTTCCTGCTTGATTACATCGGTCGACTGATCTCGGAATTGCTGGACCACCTCCCTATGAACGGAGTCCAATGTTCCGGCTTTTAAGGCAGATTGCTCTCTTACCTTTCGTACCCTAAAGTTGTCCATATGCTACTTTCGGTTAGCGTCTTAAAACGAGAAAGAGCATGATTCCTGCTAGAAGCACTCCTCCGAGCATGGGGGAGCTCATGTTCCCAAACGTCTCCCTAGACAACCTGGCGTACTTTTCACGGTTATCCTTCATTCCTGCGAGGTCTGTCTGAGCAGATTCAAGTTCGCCCTGTAGTTTGACAAGTTCTTTCTTATACGTCTTATTGTCTGGGTTTCCTGCAACGAGCCGTTCGACCTCTCGAACCCGGTCGGATAGACGCTTGACTTCGGCTACTTTTGCAGCATCCGCGTTTACGGGTTCTGGAATAACTGAACACTTATTTCTGTCAAAGTCGGGAGACAACGATGGCGTTATATACGCAGTATCCCCATTGGATCCATTGGTCACCTGACATCTATACTTTTGGCACGGGGGCGTTGCATCGACCTTCATTGCGGTATACATGGTTACCGGGTTCAATGAAAACACGTCGTCCATCACACCTCCGACAAGGCCCCTACCAAGAACACCTCCCTTTGGAATATTGCTTACGAAGGACTTTCTGGGTTCCAGAGTTCCCGATGGGCTGACACACATTCCACCAGTTTCAATAAGGTAACTGTCTCCGAGAGGATTCTGAGTATATCCCATGATATCCACATACTTGAACGCACCTCGCACATTGGTTGCAATCTGATCAAAACTGCCATCTTCACCTATTCCAAGATCGGATGTTCGTGGAACATTTTCGATATAACTGTAACTTGGGCCGATCATACGATCCCGAGCGGCACCAAGGTTATTCCATGCACTATTCGTCAGCGCCATTGTCTCATGCGAGAGGTTTTAGAAACGCACTGACTTGCGTCCAAAATACTGGATTTGATAATGAGCAAGGACGTTGACTAACCAACGAACGAGCAACCTCCGAAAGTGGGAATCCAAATCGGCGACATACAAATGTCATTGCAAGGTATGCCGATCGGTTGATACCACACTGGCAATGTACAAATACGTTCTTACACGTAGGATCCCGTAGGAATCTCAGCATAGTCTCTTCGAACTTAGGATACCAATACAGAATTGACACATTCAGTGCATCTATTGCTCCAAGAACAACATACTTATCGGGGTTTTTCAAGGCAAACCACTCTGGGCCATCATCGGGAAATGCACAGTTGATAACATGAGTAAATTCACCAACCCTTGCAATTCCTTCTGTAAACTGACACCCGGCCCCAACAAAGATACGAGGGTACAAACATGCAATCGTATCTTCTTTGTATCCACGACTGCGACCTCTATAGTGCGCAAGTTTGTTGAACTCCATTCTAGTCAGTATGTTCATTATTACTAAACAAGAGTACCTAGCAAAGTGGCTAACACATATGATGTAGCAACGGCGGCTGCTCCTAGAACACTGACCCCCGTCCAGGACGGAACGCCTCCGGAGGTATACGTATTGGGAATGTGTTGGAGAAGAAGACTACGAGGTGCTGACATCGAAATCAGACAGGCGGCCAAAAAGAACGCTATGTATTGAGAGAGATTGCGAAACGCGTGTTTGAGCATGGGAATCTGAGGAGAATAACCTACCGGGATCGGCGAGTTCATGGGCTGAAACGTTGTCATGGGATGCTGTGGTGGCAGAGACTGTGGTCCCTGGGGCGGCGGCAGAATACTATCAAGAGATGTTGAATCCTCCATCTTTATACCGATGTCGAGAAATGACACGAGGCGTCCTCCACGCGATATCTGTAGCATTTCCCATCATGCTTTGACACGGCTGTTTCAAGCTTTTCTAATGGGACTGGCAGGATTGACTCGACGACATATGGGCGATGAAGGAACAATACGGCTACTCCAAACCCTATGAGAAAGCTAAAGAATCCAGCCCCCTTCGTGAGGACTGCTGAAACGTCTACGCGAGGAATCTTCATTTGTGTTGAAGTCCGAGAAGATTGAGTGAGTCCGTGTTCGCCGTGCACGGAACTTCTGTAGCCCTGGCTCTGATGCAACCCGTTTCTACTTTATAGGTTGTGTCGTCATGCGGAGTTGGCGTGTGGCGAACCTTGCGAGTCGGAGGAGCCATGACTGAGGATATGACAACTCCTAAGAGTACCCCTGCAAACATATAGGGTAGGCTGAAGTGCATTTATACCATACGAAGATTAGTTGAGTCCGGGTAGATCAGTGCTGGAAAACATCCGGTAGAAGAAGACTATCATAGGTATGCCCCACAGACCAAAGTACGGTATAACGAGAGCAAGTCCTGTAAGGATGTATCCAAAAATAGGATCAAAGACAGTGGTTCCAACATTGTACGCAATACCAACTCCAAGGAGGTGCAAGAATGTACTGAGGCCCCCGACAAGACTGCTGAACAAAGATGACGTTGCATTTCCAATGGATGCGCGGACATTTGCCGGTTTCTTCTGACTCGTATACACTGAAAACGTGCTACCGTCTGCTACTGTCTTGTGGTCTTGAGTACCATCGACTACATAGGTTACAGAAAGACTCTTTGCGCTCCCCACACTAGGATCTGATCCCATTGTTTTCGGGCTAACAACGATATCGATAGAATCGTCGGTTATCAAAGACTGTAACTGATTTGTTACGTTTGCATAATTTGGACCATTTCCATACGTGGCCTCCTTTATTACCAACATTACTAAGATGCAAAGACAAGATTGGCAAGGCCACTCACGACTCTCATTATATTGTATGATTCCACGTACACTGTAACGGTATACGTATAGCCATAAATTACGTTCTCTTTTCCGCGAGTGATAATTGTAACGACATCGTGGGGATTTACTGCTAGATTAGCCGGTACAAGTGTGGGATTCGCATTGAATACAGTGTTTCGATATACGCACACCTGTGTTGGGCCGTTTTCTGCTATTGCTACTGGAATCGGTTGGATCAGCGTATTCCGAAGCGTTATCTTGTTGAACAGACTTGCGTTCAGTGCACCGCTGGGTTGCGTGTTATCGTTGTTCAACGAGAAGGAATACATGTACACCCCTGGAAACTGTGCCCCAGTCGAGTGTCTGTACTTTTGAATGTATCCGAAGTATGAACTATTCTTTGCATTAAACCTCTCCTTTCCATCTAGAAGCAGAGTCGATTCCAACACAATATTTGGTTGAGCCATTGATTGCGGTACTAACTCGCCGGATGTTATAGAAAGCAGGGGTGTATTGTAGACTCCACTCATGTTATTTGTTGGTCGCCGATTACGATACTGCCAGTTCGTATAGTTGTCATAGTCGTTGTTAGAAAGACTGTCGCTTCTCTGGGCTACCCATACAACACGAGTTACCATGTTGTGCGCAGGAATATCAATATCACATGGCCCGTACTGAGAGGTTGCTGTAAACGAACGAACTTCGCGAATCATATAGCTCTGGTCCGCAGCAGAAACTTGAGCACGCTCTCCCTCCGTGAGGTAAATATAGTTTGCCTCGATGTACAAATCTGGAAACCAGTTCATCAGATTAGGATTCGTAGGGTTGCCCACGAGATCAGGTGGGCTCAAAAAGAGAGTAATTGGATAGTCTATGCTGTTTCCAGGAACTCTCCCTCCATAATATACCTCTTTGACATCCTGAACAGTAAACAGACTATATATCGGCCGGACAGTTACAACTATCTCTACCTCACCTCCCTGCAGGGCAATCAAGGGAAGTGCCATTCCAGCATTTTCGCAGAACCAGAAATGAAGAGGAACCACTATCTGCCTTCCCCGTATAGATGGCTCTACTGCTATATCAGAGGTTCCCTGCGATACCTTGATTGCGTGGGGATACTGAAACATACGTCCGAACGAATTTTGAGGGTCTGTGAGTTCCTGTACATTTCCTACCATCGAATCCAGGAGATCGCGCTTGTTCCGGTCGTGTGTCAAATAGGAGTACAGCTTAAACCATTCTCCGGTTGTTTCCACAATCCGTGCACCGTTTATGTATATTCCAACGCTCTGAATAGCATTGTAGCCGATGTTCTCAATCCACTGAAATTCATACCCAGGTGCATTATTGACAACTTCGCCTGTTGATGAATACAACGGGGACCAGATATCCGGTAGGTTGAAACAAACATAGCAATCGTGAAGTAGATCAGTGACTCGCTTGACCTTACAACGAAAGCTTGACCCCCCTCCAGAGGTAGGAAACATTAGGGTGTTATTCTCAAATTCGAGTCTCACTGACTCCATAGCAAAGTTGGTATACCGCTTGTACATTGTCCTCCAGAACGTGAACGATGGGTTTCCGTTCAGGAGTTGATTTTGGGCACCTATTGCCACGAGTTGTAGGAGGCCCCCTGGCATTTGTCTATTCAATAGAGGCTTTTGTTAAGACGAATCTACCAGAAACTCTAAAACCGTCCAAGGTACCATGTGGTATCAAAGTAGGGAGGTAGAGGAATCTTACTCTTCGTTGTGTCCTCATACGGGGCCACGGCCATGAGACGAGACACCTCACCCTGGTCTAACGCGTAGCGATGGTATGTTAGAGTACCTATTTGTCCTGCCCACCCACCCTGAGGGGCTACAAACACAGAGCCCTTATTCTGTCGAGGAAGCTTTGAGAGGGAATGATAGATTCGCAGTATACCATCGATATATACGGTAACGGCGTTCTGGTTGACAACAACCACAAAGTGAATCCACTTCCGAGCTGGTAGGTTGGGGATCTGAACACTCTCGGTATCTCCATACGTATCTACCTTTAGTATCATGGTATTGCTAGTGGAATCAAGGTAGAGTCCCGGACACTGGCTACTGAAGTCTGCGGAGCCCTTATTAAATATGCACCTCAGACTTCCCTGACGATACATCCAATCTTCAATTAGAAGCCACCCCGAATACGAAAAGACCATGCCATCCTTCTCGTTCTCAGAGAGGGGAACCTCTCCCTTGTAGGTTGACTGGTTCCTTGCATCGGAAATTGGTCCGACAATGGTTACAGTTGTTGGGGCCACAGCTGGTCCACTCTGGAAATACCGGACTACTATGTAGATTATAAATGCCAACAACGTCAATACAATAACAATTGACGCCAACATATTGTTCATCTGCTAGAAAGAAGCTTGAGAAACCCTAGCCTGGATGATGTTACGAGCATCTTACGTCGTTCGTAGGTTCGACTATCTTCCAAATGGTATACCTGGTTTCGCATGTACAATGAATCGATCGCGGCCCCTCCAAGAGGATGTTCATGTCGTATGAGTACTTCTGGAATAATCGTGCACCGTTGGGGATTTGCACGACACCAATCGGTTACCTCGTTGTCACAGAAAAATGACTTGTATGCCGGATGATACATGTACCCCCATGACCTATACCGATTTCGACCGAATATATTGAGGGTATTAAGGTGACCGTTCTGCAACCCATCGTGAATCCAAACAACGTGATCAGATGTCTTCATTGCCCGTCGAATCCGAGTATCATACCCCTTTACCTGGGGGATCATGTCATCACTAACTAGAACCACAATATCCCATTCCCAATCAACCTTTTCAATATCAGCATTACAAGCCTCGATCTTAGTCTTGCTGTGTCCGAAACACACCTTCTTCCAAGAAACAGTAGGAAG